GAGACTGGAGGCACCTTTGACTTTACACAGAAAGAGAAGGGAGGAACTGGAGGGTATGGCTTATTTCAATTTGATCCCTCTGGTAAGAAGCCTGAGTATGATCTATGGAGAGAGCAATCTGGCCGAGAAGATGGAGCCTCTACTCAAATAGATTTCATGCACGACTCAATATATACAGGCATCACTGCTGCTAATGGCTTAGACTTAGTAGGTCAAGGTAATAGGAGTAAGTTACAGGGTATGTTTGAGAGTGGGTCTTCTGACGAGATTGCAACGATGTTCCAGAATAGGTGGGAGATTCCTAAGAAAGGATCTGAACACAATGATAGACGTACTTCTTTTGCTATTGATTTTGATCCATCAGAATTAGAAGAGGAAGAAGAAGAGTTTGTAGATCTAAGTAAACCAAATGAATATGGTGGTATATGGGACATAGTCTCTAATCCTTTTGGGAAGACCTACACCACTGTAGCAGGGGATAATCCTTATAATGTAGCATTAAGTAATGGAATGACACCCGACGACTTCTACTCATTAAACCCTGAGTATGCTGACGCATTAAGTAAAGGCGCTATGCCTATAGGTCAGGAGTATAAGGTGGGCAATAGCTGGTTTGAAAAGATCTAATGACAGCACTCAATGTAGAACTCCTACCTTGGCAGCAAGATGTATACGAAGACAGTACACGATTTAAAGTTGTAGCTGCTGGTAGACGTTGTGGTAAGAGTAGACTTGCAGCATGGTTATTAATAATCAATGCTCTGTCTTCTGGTAAGGGTAATGTATTCTATGTTGCTCCAACTCAGGGACAAGCTCGTGACATCATGTGGGAAACGCTAATGGAGTTAGCTCACCCTGTCATACAGAGTAGTCACATCAACAACCTAGCCATCAAGTTAATCAATGGGGCAACTATTAACCTCAAAGGTGCTGACCGTCCAGAGACTATGCGAGGAATTAGTTTAAAGTTTCTTGTGATGGACGAGTATGCTGACATGAAGCCTGAGGTTTGGGAGCAAATACTACGACCTGCTCTAGCTGACCAGAAAGGACACGCTCTATTCATTGGAACTCCAATGGGACGTAACCACTTCTATGACCTGTTCCGTCATGGACAAGGTGATGATCCATCCTTTGAGAGTTGGCACTTCACAAGTTATGATAATCCTAAGTTAGATCCAGAAGAGATTGAGAGTGCTAAGTTAAGTATGTCCTCCTTCGCTTTTCGTCAAGAGTTTATGGCTTCTTTCGAGGCCGGTGGTGGTGCTGTCTTCAAAGAGGATTGGGTTACCTTTGATACAGAGGAACCTGATGATGGTGAATATTATATATCAGTTGACCTTGCAGGCTTTGCTGATATAGCTAAGGCTCAGAACTCCAAGCAACGTAAACTAGACACAACTTCCATCTCTGTTGTTAAGTGTGGCCCTGATGGTTGGTGGGTTGATAATATTATCTATGGACGATGGGACGTAAAGAAGACAGCAGAGAAGATATTTCAAGCTGTCCGAGACTACGAACCAATCTCTGTAGGCATTGAGAAAGGAGCATTAAAGAATGCAGTTTATCCTTACCTAACAGACCTTATGAAGCAAGAGCAGCAGTTCTTCCGAGTCGAAGAGTTAACTCATGGTAACAAGAAGAAGACTGACAGAATAGTATGGGCTTTACAAGGTAGATTTGAGCATGGAAATATAACTCTTAATGAAGGGGATTGGAACACAGAGTTCCTTGATCAACTGTTTCAGTTCCCTAACCATTTGGTACACGATGATTTAATAGATTCTCTAGCGTACATAGACCAGCTTGCAAAAGTTAGCTATGCCTATGACTATGAAGAAGATGATTACGAATATATGGACGCTATAGCGGGATACTAAACTATGTCAGATGAAAACGAATTACTAATTGAAGAAACAGCAGAAGCTTGGATCATGGATAAGTGTGAAAACTGGCGTGACCACTTCCAATCCAACTACCAAGAGAGGTTTGACGAGTACTATCGTCTATGGCGTGGTGTGTGGTCAGGTCAAGACTCGCTAAGGCAGAGTGAACGCTCACGTCTAATCAACCCTGCACTACAGCAGGCTGTTGAGAGTTCAGTTGCAGAGGTTGAAGAGGCTACGTTTGGGCGTGGTCAGTTCTTTGACATACATGACGACATGAATGACCCACAGCGTCAGGACATTGAGTACCTGAAGAAGAAACTATCTGAAGAGTTTGCATTAAACAAAGCTCGTCAGCGTATATCTGAATGTATAATTAATAGTGCTGTATTTGGTACTGGTATTGGTGAGATTGTACTAGAAGAATCTACTAGACGTAAGCCAGAGATTCAATCAGCACTAGAAGGTGCAACACATACGGTTGGTATTCGTGAGACAGTTGAGGTTAGCTGCTCTATTCGACCAATCATGCCACAGAATTTCCTTATTGATCCAACTGCCACTTCCATTGAGGAAGCATTAGGTGTTGCCATTGATGAGTTCGTCCCACTACATCAAGTAGAAACATTAATTGAACAAGGTATTTACTTAGATGTTGAAATTGGCTCCACCAGTAACCTTTCTTTCTTGGAAGCAGATCAAGAGATCAGTGCTTATGATGAGGATAAGGTACGCCTTACTAAGTATTACGGTTTACTACCACGTCACTTGCTGGAGACTTTCCTATATGACGAAGATGAGGAACTTGTATCTCTATCTGATGACGAAGGGACACTAACTGACAACGGATCTGACTACGTTGAGGTCATTGCAGTCATTGCTAATGGTGAGCATGTCCTTAAGTTGGAAGAGAACCCGTACATGATGCAGGATAGACCTGTTGTTGCGTTCCCGTGGGACGTAGTACCTAGTCGTTTCTGGGGTCGTGGTGTTTGTGAGAAGGGTTATAACTCTCAGAAAGCTTTAGACACAGAGTTACGCGCACGTATTGATGCATTAGCCTTGACAGTCCATCCTATGATGGCTATTGATGCTTCTCGTCTACCTCGTGGTGCGAAGATGGAAGTGAGGCCAGGAAAGTCAATTCTTGTTAATGGTAATCCTAACGAAATCCTCAAGCCAATGAACTTTGGTAGTGTTGATCAGATTACTTTCTCTCAGGCTACGCAGCTACAGCAGATGGTACAGCAGGCTACAGGTGCTATTGATAGTGCTGGCTTCGCTGGTAGTATTAATGGTGAAACATCTCCCACTGCTGTGTCAATGGGACTAGGTGCTATCATTAAGCGTCAGAAGCGTACCCTCATTAACTTCCAAGAGTGCTTCTTGATTCCATTCATTCAGAAAGCTGCTTGGCGTTACATGCAGTATAACCCTGACCAGTATCCAGTAGGTGATTATAAGTTTATTCCTTCTAGCTCTCTAGGAATCATTGCTCGTGAGTATGAAGTGTCTCAGTTGGTTCAATTACTACAGACAATGCCTGCAGATTCTCCTATGTATCCAGAGTTGATTCAGTCAGTTGTAGATAATATGAATCTTTCTAATCGTGAAACTCTAATAGCTAAACTTAAGGAGGCTGCAGTACCAGATCCAGTAGCTCAACAGGCTGCAGAGATGGACAACCAACAGAAGCAAGCTTACATCGCTGTACTTCAAGGGCAGGCACAGGAATCAGCAGCACGAGCGTCCAAAATATCTACCGAGACTGAACTCTTGCCTATTGCTGCCGAGACTGACCGACTTAAAGTACTTACTACTAACCTTCAAGATGGTGATCAGGACGAGAAAGAGTTCGCTCAACGTGCAAAGGTAGCAGAGTTAGTATTAAAAGAACGAGAGATAGTCAGTAAAGAAACTATCGTTAATAAGCAAATGTCAAATAACTAAAATAGTACTTGACTTTATGGGAGATCTGTGATAGACTCCCTTTTACTTACTACGAATGGGATTGATTCTCATTATCAACCTGCGTCCTACCAAGGAGAAACGCAATGCCAACAGAACAAGATCCCGAACTACAGAAGTATTTTGAAAGTTTACAAGATACTTTCATGTCGGAAGGATGGAGGTTTTTACTAGAAGATTTCACTGGGGCTGAAGAGTCCATTAGAGACATTATTCAATGTAAAGACGATAAGGATTTGTACTACAGGAAGGGCCAGCTTGATGTTATAGGTAGGCTCCTCTCTTTTGAAACAAGCATCAAGAACTCATACGAGGACTTCCTTAATGATTCGGGTGTTTGATTTTGAATGTAGTTCATGCGGGTACATAGACGAAGTATTTGTGAACTCCGATAAACGGATAAGTCACTGCTCCAAATGTAGCCAACAGTCTCATAGGCTTCTTGCCGCACCTATTAATAAGTTAGAACCCCACTCAGGTGACTTTGCGGGATCTACTATGAAATGGGCAAGGCAGCGCCAAAAGCAAATAGAGACTGAACGTAAACGTGAATCTTCATAAGAAGTAACTTCACATAATCTTTCCACAATACTATTATAGTACGGAGCACACATGGCAAACTTTTTAAGTGACGAACTTGAACCTCAATTATTAGAAGGAGAAGTATTCTCCCAAGTTGGTGAAGAAGAGGAACCTAGTCCAGAGATGGATAATCAGGAAGAAGAGATCCCTCAGAAGTACCACGGTAAAACTAATGCTGAACTTATCCGAATGCATCAAGAAGCTGAGAAGCTATCTGGCCGCCAAGGTAACGAAGTAGGTGAATTGAGAAAGCTAGTGGATGATTACGTTGTTAATCAAACAGTCACTAAGCCCACTGAAGAAAAGCTAACAATAAGTGATGTCGATTGGATTGAAAACCCAGACGGATCTGTTGATAGAAAGATTGATAACCACCCTGCAATCAAGAAAGCTGAAGAAGCCTCTCTTAGATTTAACCAGATGGAAGTCATGAATAAGGTCTCTACTGCACACCCTGACTTTCAGGAGATTGTAGCAGATGATTCTTTTCAAGATTGGATAGGCAAATCACAAGCACGTATCAAGAAATTAAAACAAGCTGATCAATTCGACTTTGACGCTGCTGATGATCTATTCACTACATGGAAAGAACGACAAGAACTAATAGGCCAAGCTAAAGCTGGTGCTGATATTGAGCGTAAGAACTCATTGAAGGCAGGCTCTAACGGAGGTGCTCGTGGTTCTGGCGAGGGATCTAAAAAGAAGTTCTTCAAACGGTCTGAACTTTTACATATGATGCAACATGACCCTGACCGATATTTAGCTAATAGTGAAGCAATAACGCAAGCCTATGCTGAAGGTAGGGTTCGATAATAGTTTAAGGAAAACATTATGACTACTT